CAAGGATCAACGTTTTGTCGGTAAGACTACGATACTTGGCGCAGGATATGGTATGGGCGCATTAAAGTTTCAAGCGCAGCTAAAGTCTTTTGGGTTTGACATGGAGTTGGACGAAGCAAGACGTGTTATAAATATATACCGAGATGCTAATTGGAAGATAAGCCAACTATGGCGCAACTGTCAGAACATGCTACGTTATATGGTACAAGGGGATAAGCTGCTAGTGGGTCGGTCCGGAGTTTTGGACATAGATCCCACAGGTAAAGCTGTTATACTGCCTTCTGGATTGTCCATGTTTTACCATGGCTTGTTTATGCAGCAAGAAGAAAAAGGTCCACAATATTACTATAAGGTACGCGCAGGGGAAAAGAAGATTTACGGCGGTAAGGTTGTAGAGAATGTTTGCCAAGGTATCGCGCGGTGTATTATAGGTGACCAGATGTTACGGATTGCCAAGAGATACAAAGTAGTGTTAACTGTACACGATTCAATCGTATGCTGTGTGCCCGATGCCGAAACCGCTGACGCTAAAGCGTACGTTGAAGAATCAATGCGATGGGTGCCTGAGTGGGCGGAAGGGTTACCAATCGACTGTGAAGCAGGCACCGCCAAATCATATGGAGAATGTGAGTGAACGCAGCCCCTTGGTCGTATAGTAAACTCAAAGGTTTTGAAACGTGCCCAAAACAGTTTTACCATGTGAACGTTTTGAAGGAACACCCCTTTGTAGAAACCGAAGCAATCCGTTACGGAAGCGCCTTTCACAAAGCAGCCGAAAATTATATTGGTAAGGGAGAACCAATAGACCCAAAGTTTATTTTTGCACAGAAAATGCTTGATAGTCTCAATGACAAGCGTGGTGTTAAGTTAACAGAGCGTAAGATGGGGCTGACTGAAAACCTAGAACCGTGTGGTTTCTTTGATAAAAACGTATGGTTTCGTGGTATAGCGGATCTTATCATAGTGGACACACTTGGCGGCGCTGCGTGGGTGATTGATTACAAGACTGGTAAGTCGTCACGGTATGCAGACAAAGGACAGTTGGAGCTTATGGCGTTAACTGTGTTTGCGCACTTCCCTGATATAGATAAAATACGTGCAGGGTTGCTGTTTGTAGTAGCAAATGATCTTGTCAAGGACAAATATACTGTTTTTGATAAAGACAAATTATGGGAGAAATGGTTATCTAAACATGGTATAATGAAAGAAGCATTTAGAAATAATGTTTGGAACCCTAAACCTAGCGGATTATGTAGACGACATTGTCCTGTTACTGAGTGTCCGCATAACGGAGCAAATTGATGCCATACAAAAATAAACCACGCCCCTATAAAAAAGAATACTCGCAACAAAAGAAACGCGGTGAGCACGAGAACCGTATGGAGCGCCAGAAAGCTAGGCGCAAAATGGATAAAACTGGTAGAGATGCCAACAAGAACGGTAAGGCCGATAAACGAGAGGGCAAGGATATTGCTCACAAAAAACCACTAAGTAAAGGTGGGAAAAACAAAGACGGTGTAAAAGTACAAAGCCGCAAAAAGAATAGAGCAGCAGGTGGCGCACTAAGTAAAGGTAAAAAACGTTAGTGCCACACTAACACGGAGTGAACATGAAGATAGTAAATGATAAGGCGTTGCTGTTAAAGTTACGCAATCCCAAACGTATCACCGAAACGATACCGAGGAGTAAAGAAGTAAGCGCAACCGAAGTTGCTGTGAGCTGGGGAGTGGACGAGGTACACACTCTAAGAAGTCTTGGTGTAAAAGCTCCCTCTCCAATTACAAAACGATACAAGTGGTCAGGGCGGTTTAAACCTATGGATCACCAACGCACTACCGCCGAGTTCCTAACGCTCAACCGCAAGTCATTCTGTTTTAACGAACAAGGCACAGGTAAGACCGCCGCAGCTATTTGGGCAGCAGACTTCTTAATGAACCAAGGCAAAGTGCGCCGTGCCCTTGTTATATGTCCACTATCCATCATGGACTCAGCTTGGCGAGCCGATCTCTTTGAAGTAGCTATGCACCGTAAAGTTGATGTTGCGCATGGAAGCGCAGATAAGCGTAGGAAAATAATTAACAGCGATGCAGAGTTTATTGTAATCAACTACGATGGTGTAGAAATTGTAGAAGAGGACATACGTAACGGTGGGTTCGATCTAATTATTGTGGACGAGGCTACGCATTATAAGAACGCACAGAGTAAACGGTGGAAGTGTTTAAATCGGTTGGTGACTGAAGATACTTGGCTGTGGATGATGACAGGTACACCTGCCGCACAGTCGCCGCTTGACGCATATGGACTAGCTAAACTTGCTAATCCTCAATCTGTACCACGATTTTTTGGGTCATTCCGCGATCAAGTCATGTTTAAAATATCGCAGTTCAAATGGATACCGAAACCAACAGCTACCAACACAGTGTATAACGCTCTACAACCTGCCATACGGTACACCAAAGAACAGTGTCTTGACCTTCCAGAGATGACATACGTTAAACGTGCGGTTGAGTTAACACGTCAACAGAAAAAGTATTACAAAGAATTAAAAAACCGACTTGTGATGGAAGCAGCAGGCGAAGAAGTGACCGCACACAATGCTGCCATATCTATGAATAAACTTTTGCAGATTAGCGCAGGTGCAGTCTACACCGATAAAGGTGACACACTAGAGTTTGATATTAAACACAGGTACAACGTACTGAAAGAAGTCATTGATGAGAGTAGTCAAAAGGTTCTGGTGTTCGTACCTTTCAAGCATACGATTGACATACTAACAGAGAAACTACGTAAAGACGGAATTACCGCTGAAGTGATTCGCGGAGATGTGCCTGCTACGAAGCGTACAGAGATATTTAAACGCTTCCAAACAACCCCTAAACCCCAGATATTGGTGATACAGCCGCAATCAGCAGCACATGGTGTGACTTTAACAGCAGCGAATACCGTTGTATGGTGGGGGCCAACCTCTTCCTTGGAAACATATGCACAAGCAAATGCACGTGTTCACAGGTCAGGACAAAGACACCCATGTACGGTAATCCAACTACAAGGATCAGCCGTAGAAAAACACGTCTACGCATTACTTGATAGTAGAATAAACGTACACTCAAAAATTATAGATTTATACAAAGAAATACTTGACTAGCTCAACGGTTGTTGCTAGATGTTAATTCCCGATAAAGGAGAACAACATGAGCAATGCAAAAATCTCTATCGAAAAACTAACAGCTACGTATATAAAAATAAGGGACAAGCGTAGTAAGTTAGCGACAGAGTTTAAGACAAAAGATGATGAATTAAAGTCCCAACAAGATAGAATCAAACGCGCACTTCTTGAACATTGTAAAGAACATGACGTTGAAAGTGTTCGCACTGCGGAAGGTTTATTCTATCGCACTATCAAAAAACGTTTTTGGACGAACGACTGGGAGTCCATGCACAAGTTTATTCTAGATCAGCAAGTGCCTGAGTTTTTAGATAAACGTCTTAACCAATCCAACGTAAAGCAATTCCTTGAAGATAACCCTGACTTGTTACCACCGGGGCTGAACGTGGATTCAGAATATGCGATAGCAGTGAGGAAAAAATGACTGAAGCAAAGAGTCCATTTGTGACAATAGAAAGTCTGGCACAGTATTTTCACGTGTCAGTATCTACGATCCGTGCGTGGGTACGGCAGGGGCATATCCCCGAAACTACTTACATTAAACTTGGCAACACTTATAGGTTTAATCGCGATCAGGTAGCTGACGCACTTACTTTGATGCAAAAAGAAGCAGAGTTAGAGGGTGATGCAGTAACCGCCACAGGTGTAGTGGGTAGCGTAGTTGCATCTAGCAATGGTGACGAGCAGTTAGAATTAAATTTCGATACTGACGAAGATGTATAATGCACCGCATAAGTTTACGTGGTGGACAATTTCGTAAACTGGTTAAAGGTGAACAAGTTAGTGCGTGTGCCGATAGGTCACTTAACTTAGTGATTTTAGACGCTGCGAAAGTGTCACGCGCTTACTATGCAGGGGAGTATGACCCTGATAGTCCGACTGGCCCTACATGTTGGTCAGCAGATACTAGTGCACCTGCACCAGAGGTGAGGCAAGAAGATCGCCAATCCAATCGCTGTATG